ACTGCCTCTTCTGATGCATCCTCACCAGGAATACGGACAGCATTACCTAGATAGGCTTGTGCATCCAGAAAATTCTTAGCAAGATCATTGATATCATCACCAATATCCTTAAAGGCAGGTGATGCCGCGTATTCTTCTGATAATCCTTCTTTCCAGCTCATAATTCATTTCCTCGTCTTATTATTTCTTTAATCCAGTGTATTACATCACGTTGTGCAGCCGCTACTACTGTTTGATGGGTACTATCGCGTACCAATGGTCTACTGTCAAATTCTATTTCTAGATTTTCTAATAGTTTCTTACCATCATCAGTTTCTAGCATTCGAGTTATGTCAAGAACCCTTTTTCGTGCACGAATCTGCACTTCTTCTGCTGTTAATTTTCCTACTGTTGTTAATTTTCCTACTGCCATGATTATTCCTCGTTTATTATGCTGCTACTTCTTCAGGACTCAAACCAGCATCTTCCATAGCCTTGGCACCTTCACCAACTACTTGCATCAGCTCACCTTGTTGTCCTGCAGTTGCAACTTCTTCTTGTTCTCTTTGTTGTTGTTTTCTCTTACGCTTGTCAGATGCCAACTTCTTAGCATCTACCAATATGGATGCTGGTACACCTAATATATCAGCAAGTTCTATTGACCACTTATCCCATTCAACAGTACTGAGTAGTTGAATAGCTTTTTCAGGATCGATACCTGATAGTTGAGCACCCATTTCTATTACTGTGCCAGCCCAGTCTTTCATAGCCAAAGCAGTTTGAGATCGTTGAGCTTTAGCAAGAGGTCCAGTATATTCAATGTCATACTCAGCTTTAGCATCTAGTACAAGTTGTGGTATTGGTGGTAACTTACCAGCCCTGTGCAGTATGTTAACTGTACGTATTATTAAAGGACTGTACAGATCTGATTTGAGTCGCCCGAGAGTTGGACCAAGAAGTCTTTGCATTAGTTCATATCGGATGTTTGCTTCTGTTGCAGACATAGCGGGCGAATCTTTAAGTTCGAGTTGGTCTGTCATGAAGGCCCGACGAATAGAGGCTTGTAGTTTTTCTATTCGGAGTTCTCCAGGTTCGAACTTGGCTTTTGATTCATATTGCCAGAAGTCTTCTTTAGATCGAACAACTGTAAGACCTGAGGCTTCAAGGTCAAGATCGGATAGCAGTCCTCGTTCTGTTGTAAATGAAGGTGGATCGACGACTTTACCGAGTTGAGTGAGCGTAAGTTCAACGAGGTCATTAAGGGTTTTGATGTCTGAGAGGACAAGCATAGCAGGGCTATTACCCCACTGGGAATCATTCGTCTTCCTCCATTTGGGAACAAAGGCTGGCATTTCATAATATCCTCCTTCTTTACCAAGCATTTCAGTATCTTTATATAACATATATAATGAACCATATGGCCTGTTAAGAGGTCCAAGTTTAGATGATACATCAGCAGTTTTATAACCTTTACGTGGAAAGACTATAAATACTACTTCTGTCTTTTCATTATTCGCAGCGTTCTCAGCTTTGTCCTTTATATCTTGAGGAACATTCTCACCAAACTTATCCACCATTTGGAGAGCTGTCCACATATGTCGACGATAGAAATATATCACATTGCCTTTGGTATCAACGTCAAAGAATGCATGCTTAATAGGTACTGATTGGAAATCTAGACCATCGAAGGCACCTTCATCAGTTTCTTCCTCTTCTACTAAAACAGAGGTACCATAACCTACCAGATCAGTATAGGTTTCTGATATCTCAAGAGAGAAGTCTGAATCTTCGAGGGCTTGGTATGTGATCTCAGTTACATCTTCCAACCAAATCTTTACGTCATGATCTTCATTCAGATCTTTCTGTCTGAATTTTATTCCAAACCATTTATGCACAAAAGAAGTAAGAGCACCATTGATTGAGGCAGCAAGTGTCGAAGCTTCAGTTACAGCCGTACCATCAAATATCTCACGTTTATGCCACTCAATAGAATGCTCGGTAGTATCATCCTTAAAGAACATACCGCGGAAAGGTAGAACATACTTCTCTATCTCTTCCCAGATGTTTTGTACAGTTGTTCTTGTAGCCTTAGAACCATCATACCTCTGTTTTAGGTAAGTTCGATAATCGTCATTAAGCGGGCCTTCGATGATCTTCACTATCTTCTACTCCTTACTGATTTATGATGTACAACAGGCATTGATATAGGTTTTTTCTTACGTCTGCGAGTATGATTTACCGAAGGTTTAACAACCCTGTTTTTAGACATACCACTGGATGTGTTAAGTACATGACTATCCTCACCAGCACCAAGCATTAAGTATTGACCAGCTTCACATATATGAGAATAGATATTCTTATCAGGCTTATCTACATATCTCTCTTCACCTGATACTTTTAATCGACGATAACAATACCTACCAGCCATACCCTTTCTGAACATCTTAGCTTTCGGCGATATGATCAGTCGAGGTCGACCTAGATGAGTTAGACGAGTAAGTTGATGTGCTACTGCTTCTCGTCGTATCACAGGATCATTAGTATGAGCTGGTGAGGCATGAATATCATTAGCTGCTAGAATATCGTAAGGAGTCCTTTCGTCGGTTTCAGCTCGAGTATCACCTGAAGGATCACCGAATATCTGAATCTCAGTGGCATCACGATATTCAGCCTCTCTCAACTTACGGTTTAACTCTTCTGAGAACCTCTCTGCTCCCATATCGTCCGTAACCACTTCATCGAGGATTTGCCATTGGCCATCCAAAGGATCACGTTGAGCAAGCAAAGCGGCAGGAGTGAGACCAAAATCCAACCCCACCCATAAAGTAAGCTCAGGGTTATACTCAATAAAATCATCGGACACATGAACAGTGTCATTATATTCAGGATAAATAGGTTTTCCGTCTTTAACAAATCCATACATTCCTCTCACGTAGACTTTAATCCACTCATCAGTTTTATTGGCCATCAATCTCTGGTAATACTTAGGATGCAGATTATCTAAATTCTCTGCATTTGGTGCTAGAGCTGATGGTTGTTTGTATAATTTCCAACCTGCAGGTTTCTTCTCTTCAAACATCTTATAGAACCAGTGATCTTCATCTGGCGGGTTAGTATCTAGGATGATGTTCGATATAGTAGGTCCACCTTCTCTCATCGGTGGAAAACGTGCAACTCGACCTTGCAGCATATCGAGGATCGCTAAAGGAGTCTCTCGAGCTTCATTTATCCATGCACCGGACAGTTCAAGGGATAAGAGCTTTTTAATGTCATCTGGTCGGTCGAGTGCACGGAAAAGAAATTCAGCGTGCATAGTAGTCCCATCGGTATTTTCTATCCTTATGGTATGAGACATCTTGGATTCACGGAATAATCCCAGGTCACGGGGAAACCAGTCGAACCAAGTCTGTAATGTGGTATCTTCTAACTCTCGGTATGTATTTCGGATAATAGCCCATCGGGAACGTCTGACACCTTTATAGACGTCTTGCATCTGTGCCCATTTGAATAAGTTCCAACAGGAAGCCACAGACTTACCAGAGCCGATTGGGCCCATTATTCCCTTGACAAAAGTCTCATCATCTTCCAGGAACGCCCAGCAGGTCTTACTAGCCTGATAGTTGATTATTCCTAAGTCCCGCTGTGCTGCAGCGTTAGTAGAACTAATCGTGTTCAATAATTCTGCTGTCATTGATGCCATTAGTTCTCAACAATTTTGGTTTATCCATGTACATACCAAACTCAATTCGAGGTGTAATTATGTTAATTTGCTCTTTTATATTGTGCACGTGCGTGACGGCTGCAGAACCCATGATAAAGGTCAATCCCTTAACTCCTTCTCCAGCAGTTAAATCTATGGACTTCTGCTTCGGATATCGGTAAGATACCAAGTTATTGGCGGCGGAAACTCGGATTCCGGACTCTACCCCAACATCTGCTGCTATAGTAAACAATACTTCCACAGGATCGACATACATCTTGCTATATCGATCATATACCGTAAGAAAATCGTCTGTTTTTGCTAATGCACCCATAATTCCTATATATCCTAAAGTCCGCTGCGGATTGTATCATATATACTCTGAGAAGTAAATATGTCTGCAAATGCTTGATATTGTTGGAGAATCTGGATATATAGCTGTACTTGTAGACCTTTAGGTAAAATGGGAGTGTCGGGCACCAGACAGTATTGATGAGTGTTGAATTTGACGTTTGGAAGGGTCCCCTTGTGACACTACCGCACGTGTCGTCACGCGATTATCCCACACCCCTTTCCATTTCGTCCATTCCAGTGAGACATAACCGCGCGGTTCTGTCACCCACCTGGATTCGAATTAATAAACACAGAGACATAACCGTGATGTGACACGCTTCATTGGGTCTGTCCAAAATCTTCCGTTACGTGTATCATTGGATCTCTGCCGTTTTGGACTTCCAATATGGATAGACCATAAGATCGTACGTCACCCAACGAGATATCACAAAAATAATTGTTTACAAACGAGTTTCAACATGACATGATATTTCGGCAAATTCAATTTGGAATTTGTTTTTTCAAGACGACGCAACGTCGTCACAGGAGAATAACCGTGTCGAAGAAAACCGTACGAATTGGCGACTTTTGTCGTAAGGAAATCCTGAAAGGGACCAAAGCTGGGAAAATTGTGAAGAAAGCACACAAACGTGCAAACGGACACAACGTGAATGCCAAGCACGTAGCTTGGTATGTGTGGGACATGAAGCAGGAAAGTTCCAAACACTTCACGACGGATTTGCCGTCCCGTTACGCATCGTAAGATAACTGTGTGTACATCGGGACACGGACGTCCCGATTATCTCACAACTGGAGATTGGATATGATTTACTGTGTGATTGAGTTTGATTACGATGGACAATACTCCGACGTGTATGTGTATGCTACGTCGGGTCAAGCAGCGGACAAATTCGCTGAAATATATTCCCGCGGTGGGGAAGCTAAAATTGAACTGAAGGAGCTGAAATAATGGACAGAGCAACAATTGTCAAAATCCTGGAATGGATGTATATAAACCAGTACGACGCACTTGATGAGATACTTGGTGTCGGTGGACTGGATGTGCTGGATATGGAGACCATCGTAGACGGATTTGTTGAAAGTTTGGACTAATCCGTGTAGGAAATGCCCCGTGATGGGAATCGCGGGGCTTTTTTTTGGTCCCATTTTACCGAACAGACTACTGAAAAGCACCAGGCATCAGTCAATTGCAAACACTATTCGTAGAGCTGCACGTGGGACACTAGGACTTCTAGGACTATTGGACACACTCAGAATAACCTCCACATCTTTTTATACTTTTTGACTGATACCTGAAGCTTTGCAAGCACACCAAGCCTTCCGCAAGCACCAGTCAACTTCTAAGCACCACGCATTACGTGAAGCCTTCAAATTCATTCCCATAGTACCAATTACAGTAAATTAGTTTCCCACGAAAGTATCAGTCACTTGGCTGGTGCTTTCTGTACTACGTGATGCCTACTTGCAATACTTTCCGCTACAGTTTTAATCCGTGTTCTAGCCCCGACTTCATTGGAATCTCCAGGAATTTCCAGGAATTTTCAAGATATTCCGCGTTCACATGAGTGT